TAGATGTCAGAAGAATCTTTGTAGTTGTACCCGCAGAAATTGTGGGGTAAACAGAAGTAAAGAATTGTTCTGCAACGTTGTTTGGAATAATTGCTGCTTCGTCAATATATAACCAATTTACAGATTTGCCTCGAATCCCGGAAGTACTTGTTGCTGCAGTAAATACTTTAGAACCGTTTTCAAGTTCGATGTCGCCCTTGTTAAATGTCTTAACACCTTGCTGCATCCACATTGGAAGCATCTCATACATTAGCTCATATCTGGAAAGAACCTCTCTTGCTGCTGAAGATTTATTCGCCAGAATAGCCACTGTTTTATTTTCTTGAAATAATGTATACCAAAGAATACAGGCAGCAGCAGTAATTGTTTTACCTTGTTGTCTACCTTCCATTAAAATGACTTTACGATTATTTAGAATGGTATGTACTTTTTCTTTTTGGCAATCGTATAATTTAAACGGAACTAAACCCTTATCCAAAGAAACAATTTGACAGTATGTTTCAATAAAATAGATTGGATCAAGAATACATCTTTGTATTTCTCGCATCTGATCTAAAGTATAAGATACCGGTGTACCAATCTGTTTTAGATTAGGGTTACCGTTATATGATATTTGTTTATTGCTCAATTATTTTTCCATCCTCTACAGGTCCAGCTTTGAGCATTTTGAAAAGCTCAGCAGTTGTGCCATTAAAAACTACGTTATTTTGTGTGCCAATTTTTACAGGATCATCTGCCTTTAATTCTTTAACTTGTTTTTGCAAACCTAACAAATCCTTTGATACATCAGACATTGTTTTCATAAACTGTCCGGCAACTTCATATGTCCTTGGATGCTCAGAATTTTTAGATAAAGTTATCAATTCATCTAAAGTGCTTTCACCTTTTACTAAAAGTTTTCTCATAGTAGAACGAGCTAACTGATAATCGTCCTCTTGGTCCATTTCTTTAGTTTTAGTTACTGCATCAGAAATGGCAAGAATCTCACCTGTAGTTTGATCTACGGTCATAGGATCTATATTAAATAGACTATCTAATTTTTCCATATTTTTCATAATTAAAAATCTTCAAAAGAATCTATATAACTTACATTACCAGAAAGTATAGAATTTGCTGTGTTGCCTGTGCCGTCTACAGTTATTTTTTGTTGCTGTATAGTTAACGCTTGATCGTTAAATGTATTTGCAATAACTTTACTAATAATACCCTGTTTACTAACTGGTCCATAGAAATTAAGTTTTACTACAAAACTCAAAGTCCATATAATTGCTCTTCTGGTTGTAAAATCTCCCTCGTAATCATCTTCAAAACCGATTGAATTTAAAATAATAGGAAGGTCATTTTTAATATCTAATTCCGGTATTGCTTTAAGTGTGAGATTATAATCGGGATTAAAATAAGGTAATATCTGTTCAATAATTTGTAATCCGTCGTCTTGGTTTTTAGCATAGATGTAAAGTAATAAGTTTATATTATATGGGCTTGGTGCATACTGAGAATTTGCAGTTGTTGAACCGTTAATTGTCCTATTTTGTTGTATAGGACTAATCTTCCTATTAGGGTCATAATCTAAAGATATCATCTCAAACCCCATACGAGGCAATATCACTTGAAAATTAGTAGCATCTACATTTGGCTGCTGTTTTATTTTTGCTAAGAATTTTTGTCTAGGAGAATAGGACAAAGGAACTTTTTGTATCTGCACAATATTTCCTGCAGAATCTTTTCGTTCAATTGTCATATTACTAAACATAGTACCAAAAGCAACAATAGCTTTTCTAATAGTACCCCAATAAAATCTTTGGTCTAACATTATTGAAATACCTCACCAAACGGATTTCTTTCAGAGAAATCTAATACTTGATCTACTTCCTCAACGAACTTATCATTATCTGCACCAATTTGTACATGGTCCTCATCACTAAGGCTATAGCTTTCTTGTATCAACGGAGTCAATGCATTTGTTTCTAACAATAGACTATCTCCATTTTCCAATAGTAATTCATAATCATTAATTTCTAGATTTATACCTGTTGCTATATTGTCTATTTCGGCGACACCGGTCATAAATCGTTCATTTGAATATTGGTATAATTCGCACATCATTTTAAATACGTATAGTTTTCCTACCTGAAAGAAAGGATCTTGTCCTTCAACCTTGCGTATTTCAAAAAATGATTTAGACATTGGGAAATATATTATATCACCCTCTGCTGGTCTTTCCAAAATAGTATTTCCAGTAGAACCAGCAACTTGATTCCAGCGTTTTCTAGAAACAATAAAATTAGCAGTGTCTCTAATCTCCAAACCAAATTTGGACATTAACTCCCCGTCTCCAGCAAAGCCCATTGTGTTTTCCAAATACATCTCAATTGGATAGGCGTATTCAAAAGTGTTTAGAGGGTCTTCTGTTAAAATACTGTCCAAATTATTAGGCTTGCGTGGCAAATAATATACTTCCATTCCGTAAATCTTCATAGACTCAATGATTAGATCTTCGTAAAGATTTTGTTCTGAGTTCCTACCGATACTTCTACCGGACTGAAAATATTGATTAACTGTTGCCATTTTAGTATTGACTTTCTATTGACCAGGTGTTATCATCATCTATGTACCCCGGTTAATAAAGTTCTAATATTATCCTGTAAAGAAATCTACAGGTAATTCGAATCGTGATTGCATTTCAGCTTCAATTTGTTTAATCTCTTCTAATGCATCTTGATATATCTGATCTGCATTAATTGTTACTCCACCAGGCAATTGAACTCCTTGAAACTTCTTCAAGTTCTCACCCCATTGTCTTTTAATCAATGCAGTACAGTAACGTTTTAGAAACATATCATTATATACGTCTCTATATGTATCTGGGTCTAATATTCTCCAGCATTCCACAATAATAAAAGACCCTTCAGGTACATCTTCGGGCCAGCTTTGGTCAATATAAAGACGATTCATGTGTCGGTTGAATCGAATAGGTTTAACCCCAACCAACACCTGATTAATTAGTTCCAATTCTTGTTTGACTTGATAATAATAAATCAAATTAGTTGACATCAAACTATATAAGTCGTTTATAAGAATTTGATATCTGATACTAAAGATATTAGTACCATCTGATCTATTTGTAAAAGGCAATATTCTTTCGACTCCAACAACTGTGTCCGGTACCGGAATATATTGATTTGTTAAATCTTGCGCAGTAATTTGGTGTTTTAGATATACCTTTTCTACAGCATCAAAGTGATATTCTCTGTAGAATTGAAAAGCATCATCTATACGATCTTCGATTTGATCGTCATCTACGTTTATTTCAACGACAGGCGAACCTAGTCTGCGTAGGCAGTAATCTCTTAATTGTTCTCTGGTTGTTACTGATGCCATTATTTGGTTACTCCTGGATTAACCGTTAAAATGCCTTCTTGTATTCTCACCACATTAACATTATTTACTGTGTTTGCTACTACATCATATACGTATCTACCTGCAGCAATATTTGCAGTTGTTGCAAATCCTAATGATATAGTAATATTGCCCGTTGTCTCGTTTGTTATATTTGTGGTAAACGTAGCAGTTGCATTTGCAGAATAATATGATTTTCTTAGTTGACCTTTTACAGTATATCCTGTTAAAGATATTGGATTTTTAGAATTATCCAAATATCTAATATTCTCAGTGAAAGTCGTGCCTTGGTCTAGAGATAAATTTTTTGTAGTTGACATTTTTTTATGGTGCTATTGTTATTGCATAGTGATGCCAAGTATTTGCAAACACATACAAAGGATTATTGGGTTGGGCTGCAGCATCAGATGATTGTAAAAATACAACATTATTATTATTTACTGAAGGTGACACGGCAAAAAATATTCCTTTTGGATCAGATCTATCAGTGTTAGTAAAAATTAAAGGAATCATTGTTACAGCAGCGCTACTTGCTCTTGCCCAATATTCGATAGTAACTGGCCAATCTTTAAATGTCGAAGGCCCTGTCATTACTAAGCCAGGGCTCGTGTTTCCTCGATTACGTATATCTAAACTATAACTTAATCCGTTTTTTGTATCTACGGAATTTATATTAAAAACACCTGAGGGAGTAGTAGATACGTTATTTACAACTTCGTTCCATGTTGTAGAAGAGCTTGCTTTATATAAACCTATTGTATTTGCATCTTGTGCAAGTGCGCTTGTCGGCGCAGTAAAATTTGCAACATATCTAACATTGTCTGAAACTCTAAGTTCACTTATTTGTCCATCCCAACCAGTATAACTAACTGATGATTTAACCCAAGACCCATTTGAACCAAATCTAAATTGTGTTAAATTATTTGGTTTATTTGCCTCCAAGGATAAACCGGTTAAATTAATTATATAATTACCGTCTACATAAATTTTAACATTGCTCGACGTCGGAGATGAGAATAAAATACTATACAATCTTGAAATTGTAGCAGATCTAATTGTATGTAATATACCACCCATTAACTTACTCCAGAACCACTAATCCACCATGCATTAGTATCTGTTTTTAATAATGAGGCAAATCCCCAAGATGAAATATTTGCATTGGCTCTTAGTCCTGCAGTGCCTGCAAGATATAGTGTTACGCCAGGATTTAATACTTTAATATTGCCTATTCCTTGAAGAACAATACTAACAGCTGTTCCTACAGGAAATGCTACGTTAGCATTTGTTGGTATTAATATACTTTGCAGAGCAGTTGTTTGACTGAAAATATGTTTACCCTGATCCAATAAAGATAAAGTATAACTAGTATTTTGTAAATTTTGAGGTATTCCTAAATATCCTATACTTGTAGTATTAGTAGTATTTGGTAATATTGTTACGTTGCCTGTTGTTAACAACGGAGTAACTATTGTGATTATTTCAGAACTGACAATTATACCTGTTGCGCCAGTTATGCCCTGTAATCCAGTTGCACCTGTTGCCCCTAATCCCGTAGCTCCAATGTTACCTGTTAGTCCGGTTGCGCCAGTCAATCCTACATTACCTGTTAATCCTGTAGCACCAGCGGGGCCTGTAGCTCCAGTTGCCCCACCCGGAGATCCTGTAGCACCAGCTGGACCCGTTGCTCCTGTAGATCCTGTAGTGCCCTTAACGCCGGTTGCTCCGGTCGCCCCTAATCCTGTAGCGCCGGTAGCACCTAATCCTGTAGCACCTGTCGGACCAGTAGCTCCAGTTGCACCACCAGGATCGCCGGGATTTCCTTGAGGACCCGTGGCCCCAGTAGCACCATCTGTGCCAGTACCAGTAGTTTCTCTGTTGGCTGCTATTAAATCTACAAGTAAAATTTGATCTGTCATTTTATTTCCGATTATTATCTGTTATTTATTAGTTAAATCTTCCATAGTATATTTTGTATGATAGGGCAACTACACTATCCCCATCTATATTACTATATCCAGTTCTATCTAACTGTTGATTACATACAATTTTTAATTCGCCGTTTTCTTGAACAATATCTATTATTGAGCTTCCTAAAAATTCTCTAGTAGTTGGTTGAAATATTTTTCGAACAATAGTAGAACCGGTACCACTTACAATGTAAGATTCTGTGTCTGAAAATCCACCAGTAATTTTATAAAAAGGCAAAATAAAACTATCTTGAAAAGACGTTGCTATATATGAATTAGATAACGTAACAACAGTATCCACTCTATCTATAGTGGTAAGAGAAAAATCATTACCATATATTTTTGGTATATCTACTACGCCAGAAAATGTATGTATAATATGGGGCATTCTTTTATCTAAAGAAAATTTAGTATTACCGTGTGCATCAGTGACGGTAAATGCATTATTTTTATTTAAGGATATTCCCATTATTGAACTTTCAAATAAATTATATTACTAGTAAAATCTATTGAACTATTAATATAATAATCTATACTATTATATTTGTATGTCAAACTTTTTCCTTTAGTTTTTATCGTAGATCCTACTGGCCATATAATAGTATTAGATGTTAATGAAGAAGTAAATCTACCATCATATAATCCTCCGGTTAAAGGATTATAATTACTAGATTCGTCTAAACTTCTGCCTTCAAAATATCCCGTAGTTATGTAATGTATTGTGGCATTATAAGTATCATACCCGTATATTGTTCTCAAATCTGAATACTTATTCAAATATGCTATAGGATTAAAGGATATAATTCTGCCTTGGCTTGCCCCATATTTAGCATAATGCTCTTGGCCCTTTACATAATCTGCCCCGAAGGTTGTTATTAAATCTATATAGCTTGCTATATATCTTAAAGCAAATTCTGGAGAAATATAAAAAATACTTTCAGGAAAAGAACCTGATATTTTTGTATTTGCTCCCGGTATACTTTGAAAATACGTATTTGGATCATCTGTTGTTGCTACAGATGTTATAATCTCATTTCCCGTTAAACTTCTAAGATAAAAATTTAGCGGAGTGGGGGTATATGTATAA